TGGATTCACCGCAGTATTATAAGTATGAAACTTATAATATGTTAATTGTCATGGCCAGAAATTTGGATGTGGTCGACGAACTAAACTCTCGTTATATGTTCGAGGCTCAATCTTTTGTTGATGTCCATGATAGTTTATTGCCATCTAGTCTAATAGCTAAGGAACTCAAATTATATTCTTCTGAATTGATGCGAATACCCTTAGATCCCCCTTTGACTATAAATGGTGATGTTTTTAGTCCTCAATCAGATGTTGAAGAAGATCAATTTCCAGAATCTACATCTATGAAGACTAAGGATGATTTTTGTGCAACTTGGAATTTACGACCATTTGATGGTGAACATTTCAAGGGATACAAAAATTGTCATTGGGTAGCATGCGAACTAACAGTTGGTGCTGAGCTAACTCGTTTTGCTTTGTCTAAGTATAGACATATTATTAGTGATTTAAGGCGTATTAATATTATACCTATAGCTAGTAATATAGTCTCTTATAATGATAGAGTTTATGCTACCCTTCTTGTACCTCAATCTTTTTGTACGCGATTTGAACCGCATTCTGGTATGGAAGTTACTAACAACACACCACATAGTGCGGCTGTAATGGCACCACAACAAGATAATGAGATGCGTCAACAACAAATGACCTTTAGTGATCAGGATACTGGTTACACGTATAAGATAGATGATTTTGTTGATGATGTGCGTAAATCTAGGGATGAACGCATAGCATCATATAAAGATTTTCTTAAACGTCCAATTAAGCTTAATTCTTATAAATGGCAAGTTGGAGGGGATTTTGATGTTGATATAAATGCTTGGGATGATTATTTTGGTAACAATACACGTATAAATAACAGGATCTCATTCTTTAATATTTTACGTGGTAAAATGTGTGTCAAATTCGTTGTGTCTGGAACAGGTTTTCATTACGGGCGTATATTAATATCATATATGCCTTTACATCGTTTTGATGACTTATCTGGATTTTCCAGTTTAGATTCAGCTAATTTGGTTCAACAATCACAATTGCCTCATATATTTATCAATCCAACAACTCAGCAAGGTGGTCAGTTATGTTTACCGTTCTTCTATCATGAAGATTATGTATCTGTCACATCAAGAGATTGGTTAGAATTAGGTAATCTTCAGTGTAGATCTTTGACGCCTCTTCGGCATGCCAATGGCGGTACGGATGATGTGACAGTCACCGTATTTGCTTGGATGGAAGATGTCGAAGTATCTATTCCCACGTCTGTAGAAGCAGCTAATTTGCAACCACAATCAGGTTTTGAACCTCAGAGTGGTGATGAGATTGATGAAGCTAATATGAAAGGCGTAATTTCTGGTCCCGCGACTAAAATAGCCGGTATTGCCGGTATGTTATCGAGTGTTCCAGTAATTGGTCCTTATGCTAGTGCAACATCAAAAGTCGCTGCAGGAACT